AGTTCTAAACAAAAACCTCAAGAGGAGTGATATATAATAGTATCACTCCTCTTTTTTATAGAATGGATTAATTATGGAAATACAAGTTAAAGTTGAAGAACTAAAAAATAATAAACTATTTGTTGCGACACCGATGTATGGTGGTATGGCACATGGATTGTATATGAAATCTGCTCTTGATTTGCAATCTACTATGTCAAAATATGGTATTGAAACCAAATTCTCATTTCTATTCAATGAATCTCTGATTACTCGGGCCCGAAACTATCTTGTTGATGAATTTCTGCGGACTGATTTTACACACCTTCTGTTTATTGATTCTGATATTCATTACAATCCACAAGATGTAATTGCACTATTAGCACTTGATAAAGATGTTATTGGTGGTCCCTATCCAAAGAAGTCTATCAATTGGAATAATATAGCGACAGCAGCAAGAAATCATCCAGAAATGGAACCAAAAGAACTTGAAACTCTTGTTGGTGAATATGTATTCAATGTCGTAAAGGGAACACAACAATTTCAGGTCACAGAACCACTTGAAGTTATGGAAATCGGTACTGGTTTTATGATGGTCAAACGTGAAGTCTTTAGTAAAATGGCTGTTCAATATCCAACAATCCGATATAAGCCAGATCATGTAGGCCAAGCAAACTTTGATGGTTCACGATATATTCATGCATATTTTGATACTGTTATTGATAGTGTAGATAGTATCACAGGTGGTGGATCAGAAAGATATCTAAGTGAAGATTATATGTTCTGTCAAATGTGGCGCAAGATGGGTGGAGAGATTTATCTATGTCCATGGATGAAGACTCAACATATCGGATCATATGCATTCACTGGTAATATGCCTGCTGTTGCCCAGTGGACGGGTAAACTTTGAACAGTTCCTACAAATATAGTGAAGATGTTATCCTTCAGCAATTGAAGGAATATATTGATTCAACTTATGGAGAACACTATTCAAGAAACAAGTTTCAGGCTACCGAGTTTATCATGGATTCAGGACATGGTGAAGGATTCTGTATAGGTAATATCATGAAGTATGTCCAGAGATATGGTAAAAAAGACGGATATAACAGAAAAGACTTGATGAAAGTATTACACTATACTATAATGGCATTACACAATCACGATATGACAAAGGAATAATATATGAAGTTATCTAAAGAAACAATTAGTATTTTGAAGAATTTTGGTGCAATCAACCAAGGTATTCTGTTCAAGCGCGGTAAGAAACTCAAGACTGTTTCTTCGCATAAGAATATTCTTGCTGAGGTTGATATTGCCGAAGAAATTCCCGCTGAGTTTGGAGTATATGATCTGAACAACTTTATGTCTGTGGTATCTCTTCATAAAGATGATCCTACATTTGAGTTTGATGAATCGCATGTTATCATCTGTGGAAATAAAGGTCGAAGCAAGATCAAGTATCGGTTCTGTGTTCCTACTATGTTGGTAATTCCACCGGAGAAACAAATTGCAATGCCCGAAGCCGAAATCAACTTTGAACTGTCTACCGAAGATTTTGATTGGGTTATGAGAGCAGCATCGGTTCTATCTTCACCACAAATTGCAGTTGAATCTGATGGTACTACAGTAAGTATTTTGACTGTTGATCTCCAAAATGATTCTGCACATACTGATGCACTTGAACTCTGCAAGGGTAATGGTGATAAGTATCGCATGGTATTCAAGACCGAGAATATCAGCAAGGTTCTGATGGGTGATTATGATGTATCAATTTCTTCAAAGGGTGTATCACACTTCAAGAGCAAAACTCAATCTCTCCAATACTGGATTACCACTGAAATTGGTTCCAAGTTCGAAAAGGCATAATCATGTTGAAATTATTTACATTACCTCGTGGTACTTCAATTGCGATTAATCCTGATCAAGTTCTATATGTTACCGAAGATCCTGAAGGTTCCATTATCAAATTTGAAGATGATTCGCAAATGGTAACTGAACGATATCTGGACACAATTGCACGTTTGAATGAGAGAAAATAATATGGTATCTCCTGAAATCTATATTGCAGTTCTTGAGGCTGAAGTCGCAACTCTATTATCTGATTATTACAAACCATATGAAGAAGGAACCGGCCATTTCAATACAGCAGCATCAGTATTGCAATATAGGATTGATCTTCTGAAATCTGGTAAGTAAGTTTATGTGCAACATAACCTCTTTAAATCGGAGGTTATGTTATAATGTTTTTTTATTATGAAAGAATTGAATTTTGGAACATCTATTGTGGACAGAGAAGTATCGTCCTAAAACTGTTGAAGAGTGTATTCTACCTGATCGGTTGAAAAAGCCATTTCAGGAATATGTAAATCAGAAACAAATTCCTAATCTTCTATTGACAGGTGGTGCAGGTGTAGGTAAAACTACAGTTGCAAAAGCCATGTGCAATGAAATTGGTTGTGACTTCATGATTCTTAATGGGTCTGATGAAAATGGTGTAGATACCATTCGATATAAGATCAAGAATTATGCATCATCTGTATCTCTTAGTGGTGGCCGTAAGGTTATCATCATTGATGAAGCGGATTATCTAACTCCTGCTGCTCAGGCAATTCTGCGAAATTCTATTGAAGAGTTTGCAGGTAACTGTTCATTCATTTTTACTTGTAACTATAAGAGTAAGTTGATTGATCCATTGCATTCGCGGTGTGCTGTTATTGAATTCATTCTAAAGAATGGTGAGAAGGCAAAGATGGCTTCTTTGTTTTTCAAGCGAATCCAGATGGTTTTGCAAAGTGAAAAAGTTGAGTATATTGACTCTGTTATTGCAGAATTGATCAAGAAACACTTTCCTGACTTCCGTCGGGCATTGAATGAATTGCAGAGGTATTCTCAGTTTGGAAAGATTGATACAGGTATTCTTTCGCAGATTGGAAATATTCAGATATCTGAAATTGTAAAGCATATCAAGGCCAAAGACTTTGGTGCGATTCGGAAGTGGGTAGGAACATCTGAAATTGATGCAACAACTCTATTCCGACAATTGTATGATAGTCTGTATGATACAATGAAGCCACAATCTATTCCTCAGGCAGTTATTATTCTTGCTGATTATCAATATAAGCAAGCATTTGTTGCCGATCAAGAGATAAATGTGGTTGCATGTTTGACTGAAATTATGGTAGATTGTGAGTTTGTATGAACATTAGTAATCAAGAGATTCTAGGTAAAACTGGTGAAAAGATTGTATCCAATTATTTTCAAAGACAGAGAATGATAGTTGAACATTCAATTGATAATTTTGATCGTGAAAAAGATTTAGTTGTTGAGGGAAAAAGTGTTGAAGTTAAGACTATGCAGCCATATGTCTATAAAAATGCATTTTCTTTTAAGAAAAATCAATTAAAAAAATGTAAATCTGTAGATCGGTTTGTGATTGTTTCTGTGCCTCCGCTCATTAATGTTAAATATAAGTATGGTGGTAAGATTTTTGAAGTAACATCAAATTTTTCATATTTTGAATATACAACCAAATTTGGCATGGAAATGTTTGGAATCAATATTGAACAGGCAGCAGTAACAGAATTATACACATTAAGTACTCCTGAAAATATAGAACTTCTAAAATACGCAACTTCAGCATATTCAAAAGTATGATTGCAAATCTGATCTTATTAACAACCGTAATTTATATGTTGTATGTTGCAATAGAACAATGGACCAGCTATAATAATCTTGGTATGTGCATTACATATCTTGGGTATTCTTTTGCAAATATTGGTCTATACATGTTAGCTTCAAAATGAGTAATCCATTTGACTACCTAAATGCCATTCTTCAAAATAAGAAGAATTTAATTGTTGATGATCTGACAGAAAAAGAATATGAGCCATTTCTCATGAATAGAGGGCTATCCTATCATAGGGATTGCATTTTATTTGCGAATGAGATGAATCTGCGTAGTTTTCTTGATAAAAAGCTACAATTTTCCTTTTTAATAAATACTGTCAGGTCCCAGAAAAGACCGTTTGCGAAGTGGGTAAAACCTGAGAAAAAAGATGATTTGTCATGTATCAAACAAGTCTATGGATTCTCTAATTCTAAGGCTCTAGAAGCCTCAAGAATATTGAGCAAAGAACAAATCCAACAATTAAAAGAACAAACCGATATCGGTGGATTGAAGAGGTAACATGGTAGACTTGAATACGTTCATTGAGGTTTTACTCAATGAACAAGATGACTTCTTAAAAGTTAGAGAAACATTAACCAGAATTGGTGTTTCTTCTCGAAAAGAAAGAGTTCTTTACCAATCGTGTCACATCCTGCATAAGCAGGGACACTATTATATAACCCATTTCAAAGAACTTTTTGCATTGGATGGCAAACCATCTAATATATCAGAGAATGATCTTCAGAGAAGAAATGCTATAGCTAATCTGCTTCAGGAATGGGGTCTTGTAAAGATTCTCAACCCTAAACTACTAGAGAATAATATTGCACCACTACACCAGATAAAGATCATTTCTTTCAAAGAAAAAGATGATTGGGAATTGGTAACCAAGTATAATATTGGTAAAAAGATTTATCAACACTACTGAGTTTTATTATGAAGCTAAAAGAATTGAGAAATCGGTATAGCAACGAGATTGTCTATTGTAAAAACATAGATGATCTTGTTGTTGATACTCACTACACATTTATCAGGGTATTCAAAAAAGAATTACCTGAACGAACTTATTTGGTCAACAGAGAAGCATACGAAGTATTGACTAAATAGTATTGTGGTGCCTTCGGGGCCACGTTTTTTAACTCGCTTAATAGGAGATTTACATGACATTAGGAAATATTAGCTTTGGTCCATTACATCATTCTACTCTTGGATTTGATAGATTCTTCAAGGACTTTGAAGATATTATTGAATCTAATTTTCAGAAAACTGGATCTGGTTTCCCACCACATAACATCATTAAAGTTAGTGATACTATCTACTTAATAGACCTAGCAATCGCTGGTTTCTCTAAGGAAGAAATTGATATTACTGTTAATGATGGCTATTTGATTATCAAGGGAAACAAAGAAGAAACTAAGACTAAGATTGAATATCTACACAAAGGTATTGGAACTAGGTCTTTTACCAAAACAGTTCGGATTTCAGATACTCTTGAAGTAACTGGTGCCGAATTTAAGGATGGTATTCTTCGCATCGGTCTGGAAAATATCATTCCTGATCACAAAAAACCCAAGAAGGTCGTGATTACAGATTCTATGGAAACTAAATCTAAGTCACAACTTTTGCAGGAATAATACCTCAATAGGGAAAGGGAATCGGTAATGATTCCCTTTTCTACCACACTTCTATATAATTTTATGAGATAATGAACCATGATGAAAACTGACAAAAACTTTAGACTATCCAAGAAAACCAAAGCAGTTCTTTCTACTCTTTTTGGTAAAGAACGAAATATATACAAAAATATTATGATCCAATCTCAAATTCATGCTGAGAAAGTGAAGACACAGAAACCAAGAAATGATAAATCAACTAAACCCGATGCAACATAAATTTATTGTTGCCCACATGAAGGCCGCTGAGGTATATTCTCAGTTGTCTTCGGCCAGACGGATGAAAGTTGGTTGTGTTATCGTAAAGAATGATACCATAATCGGCATAGGATATAATGGAATGCCATCTGGTTGGACTAATGATTGTGAATATGATTATGTCAATGATATTGGCGAATTAATTCTCAAAACAAAAGCAGAAGTCCTTCATGCAGAATCAAATGCACTTGCTAAGGTTGCACGATCAACAAATTCTTGTGATGGAGCATCATTGTTTGTAACTCATGCACCCTGCCTTGATTGTGCAAAATTAATATATCAAGCAGGGATAATTGAAGTCTATTACCATCATCCTTATAGAGATAATGCAGGTATAGATTTCCTTAAAAAATGTAATTTGAAAGTGGTAACAGAATGACAATATATGAAGGCGAAGTTGTAGAAATTCTTGAGAATGGAGATGCTGTTATTCAATTCTCAGAGAATATGATGATTGATTTGAAATGGTATGAAGGTGATGTTCTGGACATTAGTGTAGTTGATGGCACAGTTTATGTTAAGAATTTAACAAAGAATGAAGACCGTTAGATTATTACCACACAAGTCATCTGAAGTATGCTATAATAGAGTCTCTACTAATCTCAAACAAAAAGGTAATTAAATGAATATTCGTGACCTCGCAAAGAAAATCGCAGTTGAAAACAAAATGCCCAAAGCCGATAAGTATGATCTGGCCCTTCGGGACTATGATAATCAGGTAGAAGTTCTTGGGTTTGTTCCTGATCCAACTTGCGATATGAATGATTACCGAGGCAGGGAAATGTTGTTCCCAAAACGATGGCTCACGATAGGTGTTGTATCAGCTGATACAACCGTAACTGCATAGGAAATATTATGACTGTAAAACTTGTAACTCTAAAAACTAATCATACCATAATTTGTGGTTATGATTACTCTGATAATGATGTATTTCTTACAAATCCAGTTCAGGTTGTTGTTCAACCAAGTAAAGATGGTCCGATGATGGGCTTTGCACCTTTTCTGGATTTCTGTGAAGAATTTAGTTCAGGTATTAAAATCTCAAGTGATAATGTTCTGTGTGTTACTACACCAACAAGGGATCTTGAAAACCAATATAATAAAATGTTTGGTTCAGGAATTGAAATCGCAAGCGCAATGCCAAATAGTTGATGAGTCCTAACTATTACACAAATGTTGCTTGTGTAGGCAACAACATTTTGTATAGAGGTGTTAAAGAAGGTCGGCGGATAAAGCTAAAGGTTGCTTTTGAGCCGACCTTGTTTTTGCCTTCTAAAAAACCTACTGCATTCAAGAATCTTGATGGTGAATATCTTGAGCCCATGAAGTTTGAAACCATTCGTGAGGCCAGAGATTTCGTCAAGAGATATGAAGATGTTGACAATTTCAAAGTATATGGTAATTCATCATATCAATATTCATTTATTGCTGATGAATTCAAAGGAATGATTGATTGGAAACTTGAAGATTTATCAATCGCAATTCTTGATATTGAAGTTGGATCTGAAAATGGATTCCCTGATCCCTATATCGCAAAAGAACCTATAACTGCAATCGCAATCAAGTATATTGGTGGCGATATGGTAGTATTTGGTTGTGGTGACTATATCGTTCAAGGAACAGAGATTTACTATAAATGCAAAAATGAAATTGATCTGTGTAAAAAGTTCATTTCTTATTGGCAACAGAATTGTCCTGATGTAATGTCTGGTTGGAATATTAAGTTCTTTGATATTCCATATCTTATCAATAGATTTACCAGTCTTGTTGGTGAAGCAGAAATGAAGAAGCTATCACCATGGGGTTTGATTGATAGCAGAAAAGCAGTTGTCAATAATCGTGAATTGATTGCATATGATTTTAAGGGTATCGCAACTCTTGATTACCTTGAATTATACAAATGGTATGCTCCAAGTGGTAAAGCACAAGAGTCATATACACTGAACAATATTTGTAATTTTGAATTGGGTGAAACGAAGATATCATTTGAAGAATATGATAATCTACACCAGTTATATCGGTTGAATTTTCAAAAGTTTATTGAATATAACATCAAAGACGTAGATTTGGTTCTTAAACTTGAACGTAAATTGAAACTGATTGAATTGGGTCTTACCCTTGCATATGATACCAAGACAAATTACGAAGATATATTTGCACAGACAAGGATGTGGGATGCGATAATCTATAATTACCTTCTTGCAAAGAATATTGTTGTTCCGCCAAAGGTTAGGAATGATAAAGATTCTGCATTTGAAGGTGCATATGTAAAAGAAGTTCAGGTAGGTAAACATGATTGGGTTGCATCTTTTGACTTGAATTCACTCTACCCACATTTGATGATGCAATACTCCATAAGTCCAGAAAATCTTGTTGAAGTTTCTGACTATGATGATACAATGAAAGATATCATTATGGCTGGAGTATCAGTTGATAAGATGTTGAAGAAAGAGATTGATACATCTAAACTGAAAGGTGTTGCATTGACACCAAATGGTCAATTCTTTAGAACTGATAAGCAGGGTTTTCTTCCTCAGATGTTAGAAGAGATGTATAATGATCGCAGCAAATTCAAGAAATTGATGCTAAAGGCCAAACAAGAATATGAGAACGAGAAAGATGAATCAAAGAAGGCAGAACTTACGAACCAGATTGCGAGATATGATAATCTACAACTCGCTAAGAAAGTATCTCTTAATTCTGCTTATGGTGCTCTTGGTTCTCAATACTTTAGATTTTTTGATTTAAGAATGGCTCTTGCTGTAACTCTTGCAGGTCAATTATCTATTCGGTGGATTGAGAATAAACTCAATACATATATGAACAATTTACTTAAAACGAATGATGATTATGTTATTGCTTCAGATACAGATTCAATTTATCTTAAATTTGGTCCACTTGTTAATAAAGTGTATTCAGATAAGACAGACCCTAATCAACTTATATCCTTCATGGACCGTGTCTGTGAGACTAAGTTGCAACCTTTTATTGATAATAGTTATCAAGAACTTGCTACATATGTCCACGCATTTGCCCAAAAAATGCAAATGAAGCGTGAAGCGTTATGTGACAAAGGTATCTGGACTGCAAAGAAACGATATATTCTGAATGTATATAATAATGAAGGTGTTCAGTATAAAGAACCTTATATGAAAGTAATGGGTCTTGAGATGATCAAATCTTCTACACCAGCAGCCATTCGTGAGAAGATGCGAGAATCAATTACCATTATGATGCGTGGTACCGAAGAAGATATTCATACCTTTGTTGAAAACTTCAGAAGTGAATTCAAAAAACTTCCTGTTGAAGATATATCATTTCCCCGCGGCCTCAATGGATTAAAAGAATATTCTGATTCTGTTACCATGTATAAGAAAGGAACTCCGATACAGGTAAAGGGTGCTATTCTATATAACCATTACCTAAAGAAACTTAAATTGGACAATAAATATCCAATGATTCAAGAAGGTGAAAAAGTTAAATTCACTTATATGAAACAACCAAATCCATTTAAAGATTCGGTCATAAGTTATCCTGGTAGACTGCCAAAAGAATTTGGACTGCAAAATTATATTGATTATGATATGCAGTTTCAGAAAGCATTTCTTGATCCGATCAAGATTATTCTTGATTGTATGGGATGGTCAATTGAAAAACGAAATTCTTTAGAAAGTTTCTTTGGATGAAAATATTAAAGTTTCAAAAGAGAACATCAGTATCAACTGTAAGGCTCTTAAACTGTTGGATGATTCGGTGGACCAAAGTTTGGTATTCTCAACCTCAGAACAGAGTGCGAATCAAACCGTTGCGATTAGACATAGCCAAACTAAGAAAAGATCCTGTTTATTGGATGAGATTGAAACCGAACAGAAAGCTGTTGGTCATTTTGATGACTAAAGGTCTTCCATTGTAGTGAATACCAGAAAGATTGAAACCAAAGTAGAATTAATACCTCAACAGTCTATAGTATTGTGTTATAATAACATACACCGTGAAAGAAAGAGAAAACTATGAGTGCATTGCTTGAAAAGATTAAAAAGAATTCTTCAATTAAGGATAGTGCAATTCTATCCAAATCTAAATTCTTTACTGAGAAAGATGTAGTTCAAACAGGAGTTCCGATGATTAATGTTGCACTATCTGGTAGACTAGATGGTGGACTTATTCCTGGACTTACAATGTGGGCAGGTCCATCAAAGCATTTTAAGACTGCATTTAGT